GAGATAGCTGCCATTAAATCAGATAAAGCAGAGTTTGAGGTTTATATGGAGTCAGTCCAGAACTATTATAACTACCTAATAAGTACAGGGCATAAGGCAGAGGATGCAAGAGCAATACTACCTAATGCCACAGTAACTAATTTATACATGAGCTGCAATCTGATTTAATGGCAGCTAATCCATCTCCACTCAGTTAGATCTGCCAAAGGAGCCCAGCAAGAGATAAAGGACTTGATAAACAAAATGACAGAGCTAGTGATAGAGAATGAGCCAGATCTTGCCTTTATGTTTAAGGAGGTAGAATAGATGAGATTAAGAGACTACCAGGAACATTCTAAAAGGACATTAAATAAGGACCTAAAAGAAAAAGAGCAGTTAGCTAACATGATCATAGGCATAATGGGCGAGAGTGGCGAAGTAGCAGACATAATTAAAAAATCACTATACCAGGGCCATGAGTTAGACAGGGAGAACATAGCAGAGGAGATAGGAGATATAATGTTTTATATAGTAAACCTATGTAATGTATTAGATCTGGACCTGGAGACCTTAATAGCCAATAACTATTATAAACTACTGGAGAGATACCCTAATGGGTTTGAAGTATCTAGGAGTGTGAACAGATAAGACTAGGAGGGGTAGAGGTGAATGTAATAGAGATACTAGAAATAAAGAAAGCAATAGAGTTAATAGGTAAAGCCTTAAGGGAGGCAGAGAGCAAAGACCTGGAGCAGGCTAAGGATATACTAGAGGGTCTGATAGAGTTTAAGGACATAGCATTAGACAAGAGGTGGCCATATGAATAAAGAAGACCTAAATAGTATCATAAGATTAAATGACAGGATAGAGTCTAAACTTAGACAGAAAGATGAGCTTAAATCTACTATGTATAACATAGGCAGCATAGACTACAGCAAGGATAGGGTACAGACTTCTAAAGTTAATTCTACAGAGGACCTAATAATAAAGATAGTGGACTTTGAGGAAGAGATAACTAGGTCCATAGATAGGCTGATAGATTTAAAGCAAGAGGCCAGCAAGGTAATAGATCAGATAGATGGGGTCTATGGAACAGTGTTAGAGATGAGGTACTTAGAGTGTATGAGGTGGGAGGAAATAGCCTACAGACTTAACTACAGCATACAGCATGTATATAGATTACATGGACAGGCTTTACTAAAACTAAAAGATGAGAGTAAATGTTAAAAGTATCTGTGCTATAATGGTATTATGGAAAAATTGCATAAATGGATAACTGAAAAAACCTCCTTTCTTATATTTTTATAGTGGGACATACCAGATATTTGGTGTGTCCCATTTACATTCACAGGAGGGATAATGTGAAAATAAGCATAAAATATCTTAAGCATTTAGAGAGGCCCTGGTTAATTAAGAGAGTAGATGGTACTTATGAACAGCATGCCCATTGCTTTACTAAGAAGGATGCAGAGAAGATAAGACAGCTAATAGACATAAATAAATATCCATACTCTAAGGAATATAAGACAGCCATGCAAAGAATACTGACAGAGGAAGAGTTTAAAAACTTAGATAAGAAACAGAGGTATTACAATGTGCAAAGGGGTGTGAGATAATGAACTGATATGGGGGTGGTGATATGGAGAAGAGAAAACTAACAATAAAGCAAAAGAAATTTGCAGATGAGTATATAAAAACAGGTAATGCTTATAGGTCTGCCAAGAGTGCTGGGTATAGTGAAAACTATGCAAAGGGCAATGTAATTAGATTGTTGGAGAATGAGAGTGTAAAAGCCTATGTAAGCCAGAAGATGAAAGAGATAGAGGATAGTAAGATAGCAGATGCCAAAGAAGTCCTGGAGCTATTAACTTCTATAGCCAGAGGAGAAGTAACAGAAGAGGCTACTTTATTATCTGGCAATGGTATGCAGGAATTAGTCCCTAAGAGTGCTGATATAAAAGACAGGATAAGAGCTGCAGAGCTAATAGGTAGGAGGTATGCTCTATTCACTGATAAAATGGAAGTAGAAGGGAACATAGGGGCAGTAATTATAGATGATGTCCCAGATGAAGATGAGTAAGGTTAGGCTAACAGATCTAATAGCTCCTAGTTTTTATAAGGTTTATAACTCCATAAAGAAAAACCTATTTACCCATTTCTGGCTAAAAGGTGGTAGGGGATCCACTAAATCATCCTTTGCAGCAGTGGCCATAGTCCAGGGAATAATGAGAGATGGGGCAGAGGGTAACCATACCAATGCCATTATCATTAGGAGATATGCCAATACCCTAAGCAGCTCTGTAGTGGAACAGATTAAATGGGCCATAGAGAAACTAGGACAATCCCATTTATGGATCATACCACAGGCTAAGTTAGAGTTTACTTATAGGCCCACAGGTCAAAAGATTATATTTAAGGGGGCAGATGATGAGGATAAGCTAAAATCATCTAAGTTATCTAAAGGATATTTTAAATATATCTGGTATGAGGAGCTTGTACAATTTGAAGGTATGGAGAAAATAAGGTCCCTAAACCAGTCTCTAATGAGAGGTGGCCATGACTTCATAGTACTTTATACATTCAATCCTCCTAAGAGTGTTAGGAGCTGGGTAAACACTGAGAGCCAGATTACCAGTGTAGACAGATTAGTCCATCATTCAGATTACCTATCAGTCCCTAGAGACTGGCTAGGCCTCCCATTCATATTAGAGGCAGAGCATTTAAAAGAGGTCAATCCTACAGCCTATGAACATGAGTACCTGGGAGAGGTAACTGGTACAGGTGGAGAGGTATTTAACAATGTTACTATAAGACCTATCACTGATGAAGAGATAGCCAGGTTTGATAGAATTAAAAGAGGCCTGGACTTTGGGTTTGCTAGTGATCCATTACATTACACAGAGTGCCATTATGATAGTACTAGGAGAAGGCTATTTATATTCTTTGAAATCCATAAGGCAGGGCTTAAGAACAGATTAGCAGTTGATGAGATAAAGAAACAGAATAAAGATAATAGACCAGTAGTGGCTGATAGTGCCGAGCCTAGAACTATTGCAGAATTTAAGGACCTGGGCTTAAGTATTACAGGAGCTAAAAAGGGGCCAGGCAGTGTAGATCATGGAATGAAATTCTTAGAAGACCTGGAAGAGATAATTATAGATGATAAGAGATGCCCTAATACAGCCAGAGAGTTTATTAATTATGAACTGGAAAGAGATAAGGAAGGAAACTTTAAGGCAGAATATCCAGATATAAACAATCACAGTATAGATGCTATCAGATATGCCCTGGAGGCAGATATGAGAAATAGAAAATTAAAGACATTGAATAAAGGCAGAATAGGACTTTAAGGAGGGTGAAATATGGGAGAGTTTGAAAAAGGTGGAGATTTTAAACCTAAAATCATAGAGAGGGCTAAGCCTATTTACATGGATGAGGAGCCTAGTCCTGCCCTGGTGCTTAAATTAATTGAAAACCATAGGAGAGGTAGCCTAGATAGATTTAAAAGGTTACAGGCCTACTATGAGGGCTACAATGATATATTAACGAGGACTAAGACAGATGATACTAAGCCTAATAATAGACTGGTATCTGGCTACCCTAGTTACATTGTAGATATTATGCAGGGGTATTTTGTAGGTAAGCCTATCACTTATACCTCAGAGGATAAGGACCTAATAGAGGACATACAAGACATTTATAACTACAATGATGAACAAGACGAAAACTCAGAGCTGGCTAAGATGGCAGGAATTAAAGGTAAGTCCTATGAGGTAGTTTATATTGATGAGGATGTAAATATTAGATTTAATGAGATTGATGCTGACAATGTGATTATGGTATTCGATACTAAGATTAATCCAGAGCCTAACTTTGCTATCATAGTTAATTGGGGATCTAAGCTAGATGATGTTATTATCTCTCCATTAACAGCTACAGTCTATACAAGAGATAAGATCCTGCATTACCAGCAGGGAGAGAACGGCCTAATCTTAATAGATGAGGAAGACCATTACTTTGACCAGGTACCTATCATAGAATTTTTAAATAATGATGAGGGTATTGGAGACTTTGAAAGAGTTATCTCTCTGATAGATGCCTATGATAAGGCTAATAGTGATACTGCTAATGACTTTGAAGAGTTTACAGATGCCTTTTTATACCTGGTAAACCTATTTGGTACCACAGATGAAGACATTGAGAAACTTAAAAAAGACAAGGTCCTATTACTGGATGAGGATGGCCAGGCTGGTTGGCTAACTAAAAACATAAATGATACAGCCATAGAGAACTACAAAGATAGGCTCAATGGGGATATAATGAGATTTGCTAAGGTACCAGATGTATCAGATAATAACTTCTCTGGTAATGTATCTGGGGAGGCTATGAAATATAAACTATTAGCCCTGGACCAGGTAATAGCCACTAAGCAAAGGAAATTTAAGAGAGCCCTACAAAAGAGGATAGAGCTTATTTGCGTTTATTTAGCTATTAAAGGCAAGCAATACGATTATAGGGAGTTAGATATTAACTTCACTTATAACAAGCCAGAGAATGAAAAAGAGGCAGTGGAAATGGCTATCCAGATGTTAGGCATTACTAGTTTATCTACTGCCCTATCCAGAGTACCTGGAGTGGATGATGTGGAGTTAGAACTGGCCAAGATAGAAACTGAAAAGAATAGTTACCTAGACTTAGATAGTTTACTGCCTAGAGATGAGACAGAGAGGGAAGGCCTAGAGGGTGGTCAAGATGAAGAGGATTAAGCAGCTATTATGTAGACATGAATGGGAGCACTTAATCAGACCTAATGATTTTTTCTCTTTAATGATATGTAGTAAATGTGGGAAGGCAGAACAGCATAGACCTAACAAAAGATATATATTCACTAAGAAGGCTAACAGGTTATTATATTGCTGGTGCCCTAATTGCAGGATGGATTTAGTCAAGGATAGCTATGAGGGNCAATACCAGGATATAGTGCATTATAAATGTAGCTGGTGTGGCCATGATAGTAAATGGCTATTTGGCCCTCCAGTACCAATATTGATAGAGGGTGGCTCCCATGAAACTGAATAGAGAATTTGAGAGACTACAGAGACATATAGAGAAAATGACCAGGCATAGAGAGACAACAGTGGCCAGAAACCATAAGAAGGTCCTAGATGATCTAAGATTTAGACTGGCTAAGATTTATGAAAGCTATGAGATTAATGGCCAGCTAACCTATGCAGAGATGGTAAAGTATAATAGGCTGCAGAAACTAGATAAAGAAATAGAGAAGATGATCAAGGACCTCTATAAAACTAATGACAGTCTAGTTAAAGGCCATTTAACAGCCATAGCCAAAGAAACATATAATAAGACCATAGACATTATTGAAGAGGCTGCAGATAGGGAAATAAAAGGAGTGGCCAAGAGTTTTAAAGTAGATAAGACAGTCAATGAACAGATGGCAGGCATAGAGTGGCCAGCCAGGATGGGTAAGCATAGAGCAGATGTTATCTGGGATATTCAAAAGGAAATTAAGCAGGGATTAACACAGGGAGATACCTATAGGACAATGGCCCAAAGACTTAAGAAGGAATTAGAAGTCAGTAACAGCAAGGCCAGGACAATTATTAGGACTGAGAGTGCTAGGGTCCATGCCAGGGCTAAAGAGGAGAGCCTGGATGCCATAGCAAAAGAAGGAGTCAGAATGGAAAAGACCTGGCTCAGCTCTCAGGATGAGAGAGTAAGGTCCACTCATGCAGATATGAATGGAGTTACTGTACCTTATGATGATGATTTTGAAATGCCTGGAGGCTATAGGGCTAAGGGTCCTATGGATGATAGGCTACCACCAGGGGAAGTTATTAACTGCAGGTGCTTAATTACCGTAGACCTGGCTAAAGATAAGCCTGTGGATAACATTGTGGATAACATTGTGGATAGTGGGTATAATGATACTGAGGAAGTAGATGAGGAATTAGGTAAACTGCTAAAAAGTGTGGAGAAGATAGATACTGATAACCTATCTGATAGGAGAGGTATTGCTAAGGATCTACTATCCGACCTAGACCTAAAGGACTTAAAAATAAGTATCAGTAAAATAGATGCTCATGGCCAGTGTGAGTTTAGCCTGGCTCCAGATGGTAAAATGGCTATGCAGAGGTTTGTATTAAATAGCCAGGACCAAAGAAGTGAAAGCCACAGTATTAAAACTTTATTCCATGAGGCCTATCATGCTAAGGCTGATGGTATGTTAGCAGACATAAGATTAGATAGGCATGCATATCTTATGATAGAGGAGACCTTTGCAGAGACCTCAGCCCATTATCTCTATAGGCAGGTAGGGCTGGAGAAGGAAATAGCTGCCTCCTATGCAGAGAAACTAACAGAGATGTTACCTAGACTTAAGCAATTAGATAAGTTTAAGGACTGTACTACCTTTGCAGACTTTGGAGAGATAGCCTGGACAGACAAGCTCAATGGAGTTAATCCTAAATGGAAAGACTTATATAATGAGGCCATGAAGGTAGACCATGATTATAATACCTTTGCTAATAAATATATTAACTATATAGATAAAAATAAAGATGATCTATTAGATGTAATGCTGGATAACATGCCTAGATACAGGAACTATAAATCAGCTATGGCCAATGACTTAGAAAATGCCAAAGGTAAATTATCTGGAGAGATTAAGGGAGACCTATCCTCCAATGAGAAAATGGTATTAGATAACTTAATCACTGTATCTATGGGAAGGCTGGGGGTGAGATAATGGTATATGTACCAGAGGAGTTTTTAACTGATAAAAACAATATGGAAGAAGTCCACAGTATATTATCATTATTAGATAATGACTTAGTGATAGTGGAGGAGGACCTAAGAAATGATGTAGTTAGGCAATTAAGCGATTTAGGGGAACTTAAGATCATAGAGAAATTAGTAGATGGCTTTTTTAGTTTTGGAGCTTAGTGTATAATGCATCCTATGGGGTGCATTTTTATTTAGGAGGGTTAATATTGATACAGGTAACAGTAGATAAATATAAAGGATATAAGGTAGAAGGCCATGCCTTATATGCAGAGCCAGGCAAGGATATAGTCTGTGCTAGTGTATCAGCATTAAGTCAGTCAGTATTATTACAGCTGCATAGTATGGCTGATATAGATTATAGATATACTGATGGCCTGTTAGTAGTTAGGGTAGTAGGTACTGGAAGACCTAAAGAAGTACAGGCCCTACTAGATTTATTAATCACAGGGGTAAGTGAGATAGAAAAACAATACCCAGACCATGTAAGATTAAATTTTAAGGAGGAGTAATTATGTTTAAGTTACATTCAACTTTAAGGACTGATGAGGACTTAAAGGGGACTAACAAGCTAGTATTTGATTTACAGATGTTTGCAGATGGTGAGGGAGACACAGGAGACTCTGCAGGTGCTGGAGGAGAAGAGGACAAGTCTAAAGAGACAAAGACCTATTCTAAGGATGAAGTAGACAAGCTGCTGCAATCCGAAACAGATAAGAGGGTAACAGAGGCCTTAAAGACCTCCAGGGCTAAATGGGAGTCTGAATACCAGGAGAAATTAGAGAGAGAGAAGGAAGAGGTAGAAAGACTATCCAAGCTATCAGCAAAAGAGAAGGAAGAGGAATTAAGAAAGCAGAAAGAAAAAGAACTATCAGAAAAAGAAACTGCTCTAAGACTTAGAGAGCTGCAGCTAGACACTATAGGAGTTTTATCAGATGAGGAGCTGCCAGTAGGGTTTGCAGAATTTTTAATCAAAGATGATGCAGAGACTACTAAGGGTAACATATCTAAGTTTAAAGCAGAGTGGCAAAAGGCCATAGCTAAGGCTGTGGATGAGAAGTTAAAAGGGAACTCTCCTAGAAAACCAAGAACTACTTTAGGAGATGATCCAGTAAAGACATTTATGGAAATGGCCAATGAGGCTAATATCCGAAATAAATAATTAGGGGGAGTATAAAATGAAGAAGACATTTAAGTTTAATTTACAGAGACATGCCTTTGATCCCAGCAATGTATTGTTACAGGATGCAAAGACAGGGAATATCCCATCAGAAGAGGGGACTCTAGTATTAAAAGAGTTTATGACTAACTCAGTAGTAGCTCAGTTAGCTAAGCCAGAGCCTATGACTAAACCAGTAAAGAAATTTACCTATTTAGCAAGTGGTCCTGGAGCTTACTGGGTAGGAGAGGCAGAGAAAATCCAGACTTCTAAAGCTACCTGGTTACAGGCAGAATTAGTAGCAAAGAAATTAGGGGTAATTATCCCAGTATCTAAAGAGTTTTTAAGATACACAGTTAAAGACTTTTTTGCTCAGATAAGGCCTGCAGTAGCAGAGGCTCTATACACTAAGTTTGACCAAGCTGCTTTATTTAACATAAACAGCCCTTATGCTACTGATATGACAGTTTGGGAGAGAATTACTAACAGTGGTAATAAAGTAGAACAGGGTACAGCAGATAATCTATACCTAGACCTTAATGATGTATTAGCATTAATTGAGGATGGAGATGGAGATCCTAATGGATTTACTACTACTAAGAAATTCAGAAAGGATTTAAGAGGTACTGTAGATGGTAATAAATTACCTATCTTTAATGATGCAAGACAAGGGTCCACAGCCCAAGCTCTAGGTTTACCTATTGGTTTTGCTAGTGGTAAGTCCTGGGATTATGATAAGGCTGCATTACTTGCAGGGGATTGGGACTATGCAAGATATGGTATTTTACAAGACATGGAATATGCAATCTCAGAAGATGCTACCTTAACTACTATTGTAGATGAGAATGAAGATCCTATTAACCTGTTTGAGAGAGATATGTTCGCTTTAAGGGTTACTATGCATATAGCCTTTATGACTCTTAAGGATGATGCCTTTGCAGCTCTAGTGCCTGCAGTTGAGGAAGATCAAGAAGGGTAGATTATTCTATCCTTCTACCTTTTAAGGAGGGGTTAGATGAAAAGTTATATAGACAATAAAGGAAAAACCATAAAAGCTACTGAAAAAGCCTTTAATCTGCTATATAAAAACAGGGGCTTTAAGCCTCTGGAAAATGAGCCCTTAAATCAGCCTGTAGAAGATAATAAAGAGTCTATTGATGTATTAGGTATTGAAGACTATACAAAGGCTCAGATAGTGGAGATTTTAAGCCAGAGGGGTATAGAACACAATCCCAGAGACAGAAAAGATATACTGTATGGTTTATTAGTGGCAGGTGAGTAAAATGGCTGAAAAAGAGGTTGATTTAAGAGAATTATATATTCAGTGGTGCGAAGATGAGACTAGAAATAAATTTGACAGGGCTAATCTACCTGCAGGTGTTAATTTAGCAGTGGACCTTTTAGAGAAGTTAGATCCTTTAGAGTTTGATGTGGTCTCTGAAAAATTATCTGACATGAGCCAGACCTATGCCACCAATGAGGATGGCATACCTCTTAAGGTTATGAGATGGTTAAGGCCATATTATAGGCTGAGGTCTCTATGAAAATCCATGATGAGAACATAGTACCTAAATACCTTAAGATGCTAGATGAACTGTCTAGGACTCATGTGGAGATAGGGATTATAGGGGATGGAGATAAGTATAAAGGGACTGATATAACTGTCCTGGGAGTGGCTAATATCCATGAGTTTGGTTTAAATGTAGTAGATAAGAATGGCCGAAAGATTAACATACCAGAGAGGAGTTTTATTAGGTCCTCCTATGATGCTAACAAGCAGAGGATATTTGAGTTTGATAAAGAACTTGAAAGGGTACTAGGCCTGGAGCTATCAGTAGATGGCTTTTTTAACCTAATAGGAGAGTTTGCTGTGGGAGTTATACAAAACCACTTAACTAGCCAGGTTAAAAGCCCTCCACTGGCTGAGTCTACCATAAAAGCTAAAGGGAGTAGCAATCCTCTAATTGACACTGGCCAATTAAGGCGAAGTATAGACTATAAGATAGTGAGGTCATAGATATGAGTAAATTTAACTTTAAAAGATTAATAAAAAAATACTCCTATGGCACTGTGGCTATACTGGCTGATACTGCAGGATATTATGACCAGAAAAATGGAGGGGCCTGGGTGCCAGGGGAGACTATCCAGACAGTAATAGATCCAGCAGCCATAGTACCTCTTAATAAAGATGATTTAGCAGCAGATGAGGGTGGAGTATATAACAGAGATAGCAGAAAATTATACTGCTATGAGGAGCTGAAAAAAGGTACTATAATTAGGCATACCCACTCTAAAGGCAACATTAAAGACTATAAGATAAATGAAGATACTAACTATGGAGATTTTGACTCTCATGGAGATGGACTATTCATTTATCTAATGCAAAGGAGTGAGAGGGATTAATATTCAAGATGTAAGGAATGTAATAGTAGGTGGAATTAATAAGCATACTGCTCTGGAGACAGTAGACACAGACAATCCTCATACAAGACCAGAATACCCTTATTACTCTTATAAGGTTACCAGTTACCTCCCATATGAGTTTACAGGTCAGTCTACCATAGAAGAGGTAGAGGATAAGTACAAGGAAACTATATACTTGCAACCTCAGATGGTAATATCCTTTAATAGTTATGCTGCTGATGTAGTAGTGGCCTATGAGACCATCTTAAAGGCCTGGGAGTGGTTTAAGTATGTAGGGTACCAGGAACTGAAAAACCATAATATAGTTGTGGTAGATGTAGGATCCATACAAGACAGAACAGTGTTTTTATCTCCAGAGTACCAATACAGACAGGGCTTTGATGTTACTTTAAGGGCTGTCCATGCTATTGAGAGGATAGTAGATGCATTGAAAGATTTTGAGTTTAAAAAGGAGAGTGAGATTGAATGATGATAGATTTTCCAGTTGATATTACAAGACAATTAAATGCAATATCTGAGAGAGGTTTTGGGACTATCTTAATCTTAGATCATGAAGAGGATAGGGCCTATGATAAATTAACTAAGGCCACTATGGGTGATTTAGGTGTAGAGTCCAGAGTCTATAAACTAGCTAGTAGGATATTTAGTCAGAGCCCAGCTCCACAGGATGTGGCCATAGCTGGTAAAGAGACTGACAATCCTATAGAATTAGTTGAGTTTTTAAATGACTTAATGGATATTAACAATGACTGGTTTTTCATGGTATGTACTGATAACTCTGATGAGGCTATTCAAGCTCTGGCAGGGTTTGCTGAGGTACAAGATAAGATGTATGCCACTACTACTAATCAAGTGGTAAGAGATGAATTAGATGGCAGTTACACTAGTGTTATCACTTCTTTAGAGTATGATAATACCTATGTAGCCTACCATGAAGACAATGAGGCTTTTTTAGGTGAAGGCCTGGCTGTGATTATGAGCCATGGAATAGGGCAAAAGACAGCCAAGTTTAAGAATGTTAAGGGAGTATTAGAGTCAGATGCTAGAGCCTCCCTTATTGAATACCTACACAGTAATGGATCCTTTACCTATAAGAGAAAACTAGGAAACCTAGAAACTACTGAGGGGTTTGTAACTACAGGGGAGTATATAGATACTATCCTGGGAGAGTACTGGATAAGATTTAGAATGGAAGAGGCAGCCCAAAGGGTAGCAGCTACTAATGATAAGATCCCATACTCTAATCCTGGTATAGGACTACTGGTAGGAGCTGCAGAGGAAGTACTGGCAGAGGCAGTAACCAGAGGCATACTATTAGACTATGAGGTGCTGTATAGAAGAAGAGAGGATGTACCTTCCAATGATGTGGCCCTTAGACAATATGACTATATTGATTGGGTGGCTCAGATGGCTGGTGCAATCCACAGAGGTAGAATAACTGGATCATTAACATATGACCAGATAGTAAGGGAAGAGGAATAGGAGGGATATAAATGGCTAAGGTTTATTCGTATGATCCACAGGATATAACTCTACAAATAGCAGGGATTTTTATCAATGATGGTTTTCCAGAGAGTGAGAAAATTAACCTAGAAAAGAATGAGGATAATGTTATACCTCTAGTAGCAGTTAATGGCTCAGTTTACTACTCTGAAAATGCTGATAATACTCATACCCTTAGAGTGCCACAGGCTGACAGGTCTCCCTACCTTGAATTTTTTAGGAAATTAGCAAGGAATAAGACCGAGTTTGTTATCTCTATTGTAGATATGAATGATAATGGCAGGAACTTTACTGGCTCTGGCTGCAGAGTTTTAAGAGCTCCAGGTATGCAGGCCCTTAAAGAAGTAGGGGAGCAGGAAGTAGAAATCTTTATACCAAGTATCAGATAAACTTGAAAAAGTCTGTATGTAAAATCAAGTATTCTGTATGTAAAATGAGAAAGTCTGTATGTACTTTTTAAAAGTCTGTATGTGGCCAGTGCATACAGAGCATACAGACTTTTTAATCTGTATGTGGCTTTGTATGTGCCTTAAACCTTTGAAACTACTGGCTTATAGGGTGATTACATACAGAACATACAGATTATTATATAAGAGTATATTTATATATAATAGGCATATAGGGGCCCTATAAGGCCTCTCTAATTGATGTAACTATACTGTCCGACTTTTTTCTGTATGTTTTGTATGTGAGGTAAAAATATAAGGAGGGTTATTATGAACTTTGAACAGAAAACAGTAAAAATTAATGATGTGGAGTACACTCTACAGAAACCAGGTATTGAGGAAAGAATTAAGATAAGAAGTAAAATTTTAAATGCTGGGGAGTTGTCTCAGTTTGTGGCCTATAAAGAGTATCTGTCTAAGGTGGTAGTAAGTCCTAAGAAACAGATAGCTGACTTTGAGAATGACTTAAAATCTCTGGACAAGTTAATGGCAGAGGTAGAGTCTTTTATGTTTAGGGAGATTACTGAGGGAAAGTCCGAGAACTCCAAAGAGAAGTAGAGGCAGCTGTGGATTTTTGGAGGCCTATAGTCTTTGGCATGATTAGTTATGACAAGGCTAGGGAAATCAGTGATATGGAAACCTTTATAAAAATGAATTTGGCCATAGATCACTTCTACCCACCACCGAAAAATTAAGGGGGTGAATAGATGGATGTAAGGAGTTTAGTATGGAGTTTATCAGCCTCAGATAATGCTACTGGAGTTATATCTGGAGTTAATAAAGAGACTGATAAATTAAAAGATAATATAGCAGGTACCCAGAAGTCCTTTAAGGATATGAATAAGGATCTAGGTAAAGTAGGAGGTACCTTAACTAAATATGTTACTCTGCCCTTAGCAGGTATAGCTACAGCAGGTATTAAAACAGTAAGCTCATTTGATGATGCTATGAGTAGTGTACAAGCTAAGACTAAGGCCACAGAGGAAGAGTTTAAGGCCTTAAGAGATATGGCTAAAGACTTAGGAGCTACCACAGCCCACTCTGCTAGAGATGCTGCAGAGGGTATGGACATATTAGCTGCCAGTGGTATGAAGAATAATGAGATCCTAGAGGTTACTCCAGGGCTTTTAACTTTAATGAGTGCTGGAGAAGTAGATGCCAATACAGCAGCTAAGGCCTTAACAGGAACTATGGCCCAGTTTAATTTGACAGCAGATGAGAGTAACAGGATAGTAGATGTATTCTCTAAAGGGGCTGCATCTGCTAATACTAATGTGGGTGAAATGCAAGAGGCCTTTAAGATGGCAGGTGGAGACCTGGCCAGCATGAACATGGATATAGAACAGACTGCATCCATGATAGGGGTACTGGCAGATGCCAACATAGTAGGAAGTCAAGCAGGTACTACTCTATCAGCAATGGCCAGGGAAATAAGGGCTAATTCTGATGAGTTTAAGGAGTTAGGCATAAGTGTGTATGACTCCTCTGGTAAAATGAGAGATATGGGCAGTATTTTGGCTGAGGTTGAGTCTGTTACTGGTAATATGACTGATGCCCAAAGAGATGCTGCAATGTCTACCATATTTACTGGCCAAGCCATGAGAGGGGTTAATGCCTACCTAGCCCAGGGGTCAGAGGCTTATGAGAATTTAGAGGCTAGTATATATGACTCTGAGGGTGCTGCCCTTGATATGGCCAACACTATGGAGGATAACATAGGAGGGGCTTTTAGGAGCCTTAAGTCTGCAGGTGAAGGGTTTTTAATTGAGGTAGGAGATGCAATTAAAGGCAATGTAAGAGACCTGGCAGATGTGGCCACAGGACTAGTAAGGTCCTTCTCTAATTTAGATGAAGGGACTAAAAGTTTAATAGTTAAAGTGGCTGGTCTTGCAATGGCTGCCGGACCTTTATTAGTAGGGTTTAGTAAATTGGCTGGGTTTGTTACTTCTATGCCAGCCCATCTAGGAGTACTAAAAGGAGCCATAGGAGCCTTAACAGGACCTATAGGTTTAATTATAGGAGCAGTAGCAGGACTTATAGCAGTGGGAGTCCATCTATACCAGACCAATGAGGAGGCAAGGGAGAAAATAGACGCAGCCTGGACTGGTATAAAAGAGTTAGTCAGTACAGGTGTTCAGTTTGTCCAGGGGCTGTGGGAGGAACATGGCGAAAGGATAATGAACATTATAGGAGTAGCCTGGGGACATATACAAGATACCTTTATGCTAGGAGTAGACATTGTAACTGGTATAGTAGGTATGATCTCCTCTATTATTGATGGAGATTGGGCTGGGGTTTGGGACAGTGCTAAAGGGATAATAACCTCTGTCTTTGATTACTTTGCAGGTCTCCCAGGTAAGTTATTTGATATAGGTAAGGATATGGTAGTCTCTCTAGGTAAGGGTCTTAAATCAGTAGGTACAGGAGTCTGGAATAGTACTATAGGAAAGATACCAGGACTATCTATTAAGGGATCCAATGCTGGAGGAGTAAACTTTGTCGGTGAAGATGGCTCAGTGAGAAAACTCCATAGAAGAGAGATGGTCCTAACTGGAGATACAGCAGATGCTTATAGAAGTATGGGGGGGTCTAAAGATAGCCTGCCAGACTTTAGGGGCTTTGGTGGCCAGAGTGGTACCACTAACCATATAAAACCAGAAATTAATGTAATTGTACAAGGTAATGCAGACAGAGATACAGTAACAGATATAGGTAAAGAAGTAGAGCAGCAGCTAGAGATGTTTTTCAGAAAATTAAACTTGCAAAGGGGGTAGTAGACAGATGAGTAAAAAGATACCAATTATGTTAGGTGGAGTAGACCTGGAGGCTGTAGTAGATGAGTCTCCCAGTACTACTGGAGATACCACAGATAAGCCAGTAGAAAAAGGCAGTACTATATCAGACCACTATAAACCTAATCCTGCTACTATCTCCCTGCAGGGCTCTATAGTAGAGGGGGATGCTCCCAGAAAACTATCAATGCTTAAGAAGTACCAAAGGGATGCAGAACTCTTAAGGTATGCTGGCAGGAATGTATTTACTAATATGCAGATAGTCAGTCTTAATACTAGACATAATGTTAATAATCGTGGAGGCTTTGACTTTGATATAAGTTTAAAACAGGTCTTAATAGCCACTCCAGAGACATTTCAGATAGGAAAGGTAAGTAATCCAGTAACTAAGCAGCCAGATAAAAAAGTAAATGCTAAGGTGAAGGCAGAGACCAATAAGGGAACACAGCAGGCCCAGCCATCTAAGAGCTCTATATCAGACTATAATAGGATGATGATGGAGGATAAGATGGCTATTTATGGTACAGCTAATGGAGGTGGGTAATTATGGAGTATATAGAAATAGATAAAAGCTCAATTCCCTATAAGTTTGATATTAAACTAGGGGGAGTAACCTATACTCTAAGGATCCTATACAATTCCCTTAAGGACTTTTTTACTGTGGACCTTTATAAAGGGGACTCTCCCATAGTCTTAGGAGAGAAAATAGTATTAGATAAGCCTTTATTTTTAAGCTCTCAGTACAGAGACACTCCAGCAGTAGATATAATACCCTTTGATTTAACTGGAGAGGCAGAAAGGATCTCCTTTGATAATTTTAATGAGAGTGTTTTTCTGTATATTCTAGGTGATGGCAATGTGGATTAGGGATATAGATGTTATGGCTGGAGGTAAGCAGTTTAAGAACTTAGGGGGTAACAGAATAGAGATAGATTTTGATATTCCCTTCTCTGATGAGGCTGAGCCAGATATATCTGAGGTAAACTTATATAATCTATCTGATAGTACCATAGCTAGTATTGAGAGCAGTGGCTATGTGTTTGTTAATGCAGGGTATAGAAATTTAAACAATAAGGGTAATATCCTATCTGGAAAGATAGAAGATTTAATCACTACCTGGGAGGGGCCAGATAAAGTTACTAAGATAATAGCCTCTGATGGTGGAGATAAATGGAGAAATACCTCAGTAAATAAAACCTATGCAATAGGTACTATGGCCAGTTACATTATGAGAGACCTGGCCAATGTTATGGGCTATGAGATAGCAGATATAAGCCCTAAGAATGATATAGAGTATAAACTAGGTAAGACAGTAACAGGTAAGGCAGAGAAGGAATTAAGGCAGCTAGTAAAAGACACTAAGAGTAAACTCTATATTAATAAGAATAGGATCTATATAAGAGACAAGGAAAAAGGAACTGAGACAGGCTTTAAACTTAACCATAAGACAGGTCTCATAGGCAGCCCAGAGAAGATTATAGAGGAGATAGATGGGGTGGAGGTGATTAAGTATAAGGTTACTATGTTACTTAATCCATTAGTATCTACTGACAACCTCATAGAGGTGGCCAGCAGGACTTTAAATGGTAGGTTTAGGGTATTAGAGGGTAAACATACAAGAGACTTTAATACAGAGGTTATAATAAGGGAGGGATAGCATGAAAGAGGCCAATGCTTTTTTTAACAGTCTACTAGACAGTGGGACTGAATTTAATAAATGTAAATTAGGTAAAGTGGTTAAGTTTAATGCTACTGAGATGAAGGCTGACATACAGCCACTACCCTCCAATGAGAATAGCCTTTTAATTAATGTACCTGTTATGACCTTTATGGCCAAGTCCTTTTTTATTAGGATGCCATTAAAGCCTGGAGATACAGTCCTGGTCTTATTTGCTGATAGTGATTTAGATAATATCTTATTAGGTGGGGACAATAGGGCCACTGATAGAAAGCATGACCTATCTGATGCTGTATGTATTGGAGGGGTTATGCCCTTTACTACTACCCTGCCTGGAGATAATGCAGATGATTTAGTCCTGGCTAAAAGGGACTCCTCTGCTAAGGTAGTAATTAAAGATAGTGGGGACATAGAACTCTATGGCCAGAATGTAAAGATAGAGGCATCCAGTGATGTTAATATTAAAGCAGGTGGCAATGTTAATATTGATGGAGGCTTAATTAAACTTAACTCATAGGAGGGATCATATGGCTGGATGTGCATATATAGACAGTGTTAGTACTGGACATGGGCCCTGGCCCTCCAGAGTAACAGCTGAGGGCAGTGCTAATGTGATAGTGAATGGTAAGGGAGTCCACAGACTAGGAGATAACTGGCCAGTACATTGTAACTCTTTAGGAGAGTGCCATGCAGGTAGTACCAGTAAAGCAAGTGCTACTGTCCTGGTAAATGGTAAAGGAGCTGCAAGGGTAGGAGACTCTATTAGTTGTGGAGGCAATATAGCCACTGGCAGTGGAAATGTATTGGTAGGTGATTAGATGAAAGCATTTAAAGTAGATGATAAGGGAGATTTAATACTAGAAAATGGTGACCTAGTAATGATAGATGGAGATGAGGAGATAGCTCAATCTATGGAGAGAAGACTATCCACTAATAAAAATGAGTGGTTTTTAGACCTAGATTATGGTCTAGACTATGAGGCTATTAGGGGTAAGGGAGTTACCAGGGACAGAACAGAGTTAGCAATTACTGAGGCTATTTACCAGGATGAGAGGATAGAAGATGCTGCCCTTATAGTTAATGAGGTAGATAGTAAATCCAGAGTATCAGACATGAAGATAATAGCAAGAGTAGGAGATACTGATATAGAATTAGACTCCTTAGAGGGGGTGTTACTAATTGAGTAATTATGGAATTACAGCAGATGGATTTAAGAGAAAAACATACAGAGAGATCCTAGACTCTCTACACAGAAAAGCCAGAGAGACCTATGGCAATGACATAGACCTATCTAATAATGCATTTCTAGGAATGTGGCTACAAAATGAGGCCTGGGAACTGGCTACTATGTGGGAGTTGGCAGAGGATGTATATTTCTCTCCATTTATAGATTTTAATGAGGGCCTATCCCAAGATGGTACTGGAAAATATATAGCCATTACTAGGAAACCTGCTACTAGATCTATAGGGGAGATCACTGTACTGGGAGAGGCAGGGACCTCAGTACCTAAAGGATTTAGAGTAGGGGATAAAGAATTAAATATCATATTCCAGACCACCGAGAGAGCAGTCATAGAAGAGAGTGGCTCTGTAGACATACCTATAGCATCAATAGGTAAAGGTCTGGATCAGAATGTACCTCCTCATACATTAACTAAGGTGGTAAATCCCAAAGATGGAGTAAGTGAGGCATATAACAGTGAGACTACTCATGATGGAGCTAACATAGAGTCTGATAGTGAGTTTAGGGAAAGATACTACAGGTCTATCAGTAGGGGAGGCTCCTCTACTAGAGAGGCAGTAGAGGCTACTATATTGGATATTGATGAGGTAGTAGATGCCTATGTATTAGAAAATGATACTATGGAATTTAAGGGATCTATACCTCCTAAGTCATTAGCTCCTTATGTTTTTGGGGGAGATGATATGGTAATAGCAAAAGCCATCTTATCTGCTAAGGCTGGGGGGATTAGGTCCTATGGAACTATAGTATTAAATGTAGAGGACAGCAAGGGAGAAGATCATACTATTGGGTTTACTAGGCCAGATGTAATAGATATTTATGTTAAGATTAATCTAGTACAAGATAAAGGCTATCCTGGAGATGCTACAATAACCAGAGCAGTGCTTAATTATATAGGTGGGGATGATACTGATGGACTGTATTTTAAAGGCTTAAGACTGGGAGAAGATGTAATAATAGCTAAAGTCTCCTCTAGTGTAATGTGCCTACAGGGAATTAAGGATATAGAGGTGGAACTGAGCCTGGATGGCTCCAGCTACTCTAAGAATAATATAACTATAGGCCAGCACCAGATAGCCCAGACAAGCCATAGTAAGGTAGTGATTAATCATGTATAAAAGAGTATTTGATAGACTACCAGATAACTATAGTAAAAGAGGGCAGGTCAATAATATGGGCCTCCATAAGATAGTATATGAAGAGATGGAGGAACTATTTGAGGTCTTTAATGATATTAAATTCTTTAGAAACATAGACAATGCCTTTGGCAAGACTTTAGATTTTATAGGGAGTAATGTGCAACAGTTAAGAGGAGTAAACCAGGATGATGAACAGTACAGGCTGCTCATTAAGATTAAGATAATAGCTAACTTATCTAAAGGAGACATAGAGACCATTAATAGTGTGGCCACAGCTCTAATAGGAGATAGTTTTAAGGGGATTAAAGAGGCCTGGAATTTAAGTGAGTATGATAATGAGCCTGCAGCTCTGGTATTGCTTATGGAAAATCAAGCAGTGTTATTAGAGGCCAGTACTATTGACCAGGCCATAGCAGGAGGGGTAGGTATAAGATATATCCTGGAATTAGTACAGCCAGAGCCTACTTTTTATGTTATAGCCTCATTATTGGCTGGGGAAGACACTACTATATATCCATATCATCCCAAAGACCTTGAAAGTAAAGGTCATATATTTATACCTATAGGCAACAGAGCAGATGTAGACTCCACTATTATATTACCGAAAGGAAGTGATTAAATGGCTGAGGAATTTTACACAATATTAACCAATGTAGGAAAGGCTAAAATAGCTAATGCTACAGCCCTGGAGTCAAAAGTAAACCTTAAGTATTTTGCCCTGGGAGATGGAAATGGTAACTATTATGAGCCTACAGAAAACCAGGACAGCTTAAGGCATGAAGTATGGAGAGGTAACATTAACAACATAAGTATAGACTCTGATAATGATAACTGGGTAGTAGTGGAGGTAGTAATACCTGCAGATGTAGGAGGATTTACTATCAGAGAGGCTGGTATATTTGACAGTGATAACAACCTATTAGCCATAGGTAAATATCCAGAAACATACAAGCCAGAGCTATCCAGTGGCAGTGGTAAAGACCTATATATAAGAATGATACTGGAGGTATCTAACTCTAGTGTGGTAACATTAAAGATAGATCCTAGTGTGGTCCTAGTTACTAAAAAGGATTTAGATAACCACTTAAATAATGAAATGCCCCATAGGTTTAAAGACCACAAAAATAATAAAGTCTATAAATTTGGTTTTCAAGTTAATTCAGAAGGGAAACCAGAGATTATATATGAGGAGGTTATGTAATGAATGTTTTAGGACTGCCTAGTGCAGAACAATTTGAGGAACAAATATCAGTATTAAGGGATATATCTGGTAAAATGGGGGTAATAGGTACTATAGGCTCCTGGAAAGATGTACAGGCCATAGTAAGAAGAGGTACCCCTCAGAACTTTTTTAAGGATGGGGATCTATTAGTAGGGTCCTATAAAGGTGGTACTTCCATCCTGGAGGTAATCGGTATTAACCATGATACTCCTACAGATGGAAGTCTGTATAGTCTAACAGTGCAATTCAGAGACTGTATAGAGAATGTGGTATTTGATGCTCCAGAGGCTGTTTATTATGCTAATAATGCAGAGGCCCCAGGAACTAAAATATTTGAACTAGACTCTGGAAAATATCAATTTACCTCTACTGTAGAAATACCTGCAGGTGGTGTAGTTTATCTATCTTCCTGGACAGATCCTTATACCCCTACAAGGGCTAGGATATATGCAGCAGATAGGGTTACTATACTAGAGGATAATTTAACTGTTACTACAAGCACTGGGACTAATAATCTAACTCCAGTAAACCACCAACAGAGATGTAGATATGGATCTAATAACTACCTACAAAGTAATATCAGACAGTGGCTTAATAGTGATAGAGAGACATTTCAATGGGTGCCTCAGACTAATTTTGATATGCCTACTTTATCTGGTGCCTATGCAGGTGGAGGGTTTTTAAATGTAATAGATCCAGAACTTGCAGAGGTAATAGGAGCTGTAGATAAGCAAGTAGGGAGAAATACAGTAACAGATGGAGGAGGTCAAGATACTTTTAGTGATAAAGTATTCTTATTATCCCAGGTAGAAGTTTATGGAGGTACAAGCTCTGCAGGTGTAACTGATGGAGAGGCTCCATATGCATACTATGAAAACTTAGCAGCAGAGCCTACTACTGATGTAGTACCAGGTAGGATTAAGTTATTGGATGGTCTTCCTAGGAACTGGAGACTTCGTTCTCCTANTGCCTCCGATGCTTATCATGCTCGTGGTGTTAATTCTACAGGTCGTGTGCACGGCTACGGTGCGTATGGTGCTCGTGGGGCTGCCCCCGCTTGCGTCATAATCTAGCATCCAAAATCAGCCCCCGTAAGGGGGCGACCAGGGCTTAGGAGGTGGATAAATGGCAGTCCCAGAAGGTAAAAGAACAGAGTCAAAATTAAGAGTACAGACAGCAGCTAAGGAGTTAGCAAAATACACTACTGATATATGCTCCCATGAGAGGACATTTCCTAAAAGGGATAGATGGATAATTACTAATCGAATTGTTACCTGTGCTTTGACCATTATGGAAGAGATAGACACAGCCAATTCAATTTATGTAACCACTAAGGTAGATTATGATCTAAGAAGGGAGTCCCAGACTATAGCTTTGGCCTATACTGCCAGGCTATTAGGTTTAATAGAACTAGCCTATCTTAAATATAACCTGGATGGAGACAGGATTAAACATTGGACTCAGTTAGTTATGGATGTTAGGGAGCTAGTTAAAAAGTGGAGAAAATCAGATAGTGATAGATACAAAAATTTTAGATAATAATTAAAATTAAATATTTTAGGGCAATAGTTGATTTAGGAACTGGAGACTTCGTTCTCCTAATGCCTCCAATGCTAATAATACTCGTAATGTTAATTCTACAGGTAATGTGAACAACAACAATGCGAATAATGCTAATGGGGCTGCCCCCGATTGTGTGATTAGCCAGTTTAAAGTAGGCCTATAAATAGGCAGAAATCAGAGCACCACAACATGCAAGGAACTATTGTCCTGTCCTTTAAGGCGAATTTAAAGAGCTGATGGGGCTTATCTATAGAGGTAAGTGCCTCTAGCCCAGCTCTTATTAATTTTTAGTGAGGGATCTATGGGAGACATTAAAAGCAGAGTTTGCAGTTTTGACAATTTATATAATGCAATGACTAAATGCAGGAAAGGGGTTTTATGGAAAGATAGTGTGGCCAGGGTCAGTAATAATGCTTTAATGAATACCCTAAAGCTACATAATCAGTTAATGGATGGGACCTATTCAATAGATGGGTACTATGAATTTACTATCCATGAGCCTAAAAGAAGAGATATAGTTAGCACTAAGATTAAAGATAGAATATTCCAGAGAAGTTTATGCGACAATTACTTTTATGAGGCCATTACTAAAAGTTTTATATATGATAACTGTGCTTGCCAGACTGGTAAAGGTACTGATTTTGCTAGGGGTAGGCTTAACTGCCATATGCAAAGACACTATAGGAAACATGGCCTTAGTGGATATGTACTAAACTGTGATATGAAAAACTACTTTGGGAGTACTCCTCATGACCTGGTCAAGGCTACAATAAGAAAAAGCATAACAGACCAATGGGTATTGGATCATGTAGATACCCTAATATCAAGTTATGCAGAGGAAGGGTCTCCAGAGGTAGGTCTGGGTCTAGGAAGTCAAATAACACAAATATTACAGTTGGCAGTGCTAAGTGATCTGGATAAATATATCAAAGAAGAGCTAAGAATTAAACAGTATATAAGATATATGGATGATTTTATCTTAATTCATCATGATAAAGAATATCTTAAAGAGTGTTTAGTAGAAATTAAAAGAATAGTGTCTGACATGGGCCTGCAGTTGAACACTAAAAAGACTCAAATATTTCCAATAAATCAAGGTATCAATTTTCTAGGTTTTAAATTCAGATTAACAGAGACAGGTAAGGTCATTAGATTATTGGATAAATCCAATGTTAAAAAGAGGAAAAGGAAACTAAGGAAGTACAGGGATCTAGTGGCCCAGGGTAAAATGACAAGGGAAAAAGCAGATGAGTGCTACAATTCATGGAAAGCCCATGCTAAGAATGGGAATACTTATCTGTTATTAAAAAGAATGGACCTTTATTATGAGAGTCTATGGAAGGAGTGATCTAGTGAGTATTAAATTATCTTTAGAGGAACAGCTAAAAATAGAGAGGGAGAGAAACCTCCTATTATTGGCCCAGAAGGGAGAAGTAGAGGACCTGGTCTTAAATCAATTAGTAGATTTGGGCTTTAGACAATCACTAGCAGAAATGGGGGTGGGATTTGATGAGTTTAACTTATAATCTATGTAAAATCTTAATTGAAAAAGGTAGTTATGTTAGTAAAGATGATATGCAGCTAAAGCTGGATGTATTCTATGCTAATAACAGACTGTCTACAGAAGAGTATGAGACCTTAGTAGGCTTGTTAGATGAAAAGTAAATTATACTATGATCTCCTGGAGATTATAGAATTACAGCAGGACATGATAAATAGACAGAATGAATTAATTGCAGATCTGACTAATGAAAACCTAGAAAAAGAAAATATGATTAATGTGTTAAATCAACAAGAAATATATTTATATTAATATTAATTTAAGAGAGGGCTCTGGCCCTCTTTTTTTATGAAGGGGTTAATTATATGAAGTGGGATAAATTTGTATCTCTAGGGGTTGCAGGAGCAGGGGCAGTGGTGACTAAATATTTAGGTGGAGCAGATGAAATATTGACAGTATTAATATCTTTAATGGTGCTAGATTATATCTTAGGTCTTATGTGTGGTTTTAGGGAAAAGAAGTTATCATCAGAGACTGGATTTTATGGCATCCTTAAGAAAATGACTATTCTTATTATCATAGCTGTAGCAGTGGCCATAGACACTCAGGCTAACAGTCAAGGGCTAATTAGAAACATGGTTATTTATTTTTATGCTGCTATGGAGGGTATTTCTATCTTAGAAAATGCAGGTAGAATGGGAGTACCAATCCCAGAAAAATTAAAAGACGCATTGCTGCAGCTTAAAGAAGGCAATAAGAAAGATATAACCAGGGAAGGAGAATAAACATGGTTAAAATAGTTTTAGATGCAGGTCATGGACTAAATACTCCAGGTAAAAGGTGCTTAAAGTCCATAGATCCTAAAGAAACTAGGGAGTGGGTTTTAAATAGTAGAGTAGCAGAACATATAGAGGCCTATCTTAAAGGGTATGAAGGCTATGAGGTACTTAGAGTAGATGATAGGACTGGAAAGGTTGATATAGCATTAGCTACCAGGACCTCAAAGGCTAATAGTTGGAAAGCTGATATATACCTATCTATTCATCATAATGCAGGTATCAATGGAGGTAGTGGTGGGGGTATTACAGTCTATAGGTATCCTAACAGTGCTAAGACCTCCAGGGCTATGTTGCAGTCCTTGTATAATGATTTAATTAAACATACAGGACTAAAGGGTAATAGATCCACTCCTTTGAATGATACTAATTTCCATGTATTAAGAGAGACCAATATGACAGCCATACTAATAGAGGGTGGTTTTATGGACAGTAAAGTGGACACTCCTATTATATTGACTGATAAATTTGCTAAGCAATATGCTAGAGGGGTAGTAGACTTCCTGGCCAGTCAATATAAACTTAAGAAAAAGGCCACAGCTCCTCCAGCCTCATCTGGATCTGGCAGTACTAATACAGGATCTAATAGTAATGATGGTTACTATAGAGTAGTAGTGGGGTCCTATAGAGATAAAGCCAATGCAGAGAAACAGATGGCAGAATTAAAGAAAGCAGGCTTTGATAGTTTTCTAGCCTACTATGAAAAATAAAATAAAAGCTGTGGGAGTTTGCTCCTATGGCTTTTATTTTTACATAATTTTAAATATTTTTTACTAGATAACCAGTATCTTAAAGGGTTGATTTTACTTAATCCTATTAGGGTACTGGTATTTTTTAACTCTAAAAGGCAACAAATAGTTTACATTTTTCCATAAAAAGCCTTGACACGCAACAAATAGTTGCTATAATAGTAAGTGAAGGGGGCAACAAATAGTTTACAAAATGAAGGAGGGCAGATGATGAACTGGTTAATAGATTTAAGGAAAACCAAAGGTATGACTCATGAAGATGTATCTAATGCATGTGGCATATCCAGACAGTATTACTCCATGATAGAAATGGGTGAGAGATCTCCCTCTGTGGAGACAGCTAAGAAAATTGCAAAGGTATTAGATTTTGACTGGACTAAATTCTATGATGATGAGGAGGTGTAATCATGATATTAAATCCATGTGTTATATCTAATAATATGGTGGATGAAAAAGAATGTAAGACCTGTGCTAAAGATTGCAGGTATGCAGGCCAGTCTACCACTGAGGAAAGATTAAACACTGCATCATATGGACTAGACAATCCTGCTGATCTATATGTACCTAATGAAGTAGAGAAGTAGAGAAGTAGAGAAGTAGAGAAGTAATAAAAAAGGGGGATTTTAGATTGGTTGAATTATCAAAAGTAAAAAGAGGACAAGTTTTTAGTATGGCAGAGCATGAGTGGATAGTAGTGGAACATAATGAGGAAGATGGCACTACTTTAGTAACTACTACAGACTGTATATCTGATATGGCCTTTGATGAAAACAACAGTAATGACTTTAGAAACTCTAGCTTAAGAAAGTATTTAAACTCTGATTTCCTAGAGGAGTTGTTAGATGGAGGCCTAGAGATTGATGATGTTATGTACACAGACTTTGACTTAACTGGCCATCAAGGTGGAGACTATGGCATCTGTAGAGACTTAATAGGTTTACTGACAGAAGACCAATATAAAGAACATAAGGATATTTTAGTTATAGATGATTGGTGGTGGCTGATTACTCCTAGCTCTGGTCACTCGTGCGCTGTTCGTGGTGTGAGCTCTGGTGGCTCTTTGGGCAGCGGCATTGCGTATAGTCTTCTAGACTATGGTAGCCTTGGAGTCCGCCCTGCTTTGACTCTGGATAGTGAGGCAGTGGTAGCTATAGAAGAGGCCCACAAAAGTCTAGAAGACTATTCTAGTGAGGAGTTACTACAGGAGTTATTGAGAAGAGAGAACTAATAGCAACAAATATTTTAAAGGAGGTGGACAGGATGCTACAAGTAGAATATAAAGACAGTGCTCATTTAATCACTTTAGAACAGGCCCAAAAGGCTTATGAGGCTGGTATATCTATATCAGTTAATGATGGTAAAGATATTACTGTATCATTAGACAGAGAGCCTGCAGCTAAGTAGGACAGGCCCAAAATATTAAATATAAGAGAGGAGACTGTATCAATGGAAATCACTATTAAGATTGAGGGACTAGACCAATTAACAGAGTCATTAGCTCTAATTGGGGCAGCATTAGCATATAAGAATGATATGGCACCAACAGCTAAGAGTGCTGTTAAATTAATGAATGAGGTAACAGCTACTACTGAGGAAGTAGAAAAGCCTAAGAAAGAAGAGACTAAAAAAGAAGATCCTAAGAAAGAAACTAAGAAGGCTAAGGATCCAGAGCCTAAGAAGGAAGAGGCCGACTCAAAAGCTACTACAGTAACAAGGGAAGAGGTAAGAGCTGCGTTAGTGGCTAAGAACTCCCCTTCTACTAGGGACAAGCTAAAAGCCATCCTGGATAAATATGAGGCTCCTAATATCACAGCACTAAAAGAGGAACACTTTGAGGATGTGCTTAAAGAACTGGAGGCCCTATAATGACAGCCCATGCTTATCTTAGTGCTAGTGGCTCTCATAGGTGGCTAAATTGTACTAAATCTCCACTGCTGGAAGAAGGTTTTGAAGATACTACTAGTGTATTTGCTATGGAGGGTACTCTGGCCCATGAGTTTGGAGAGCTAGCCCTGCTAAAAGGAACTAAAAAGATAACAGATGTTGATTATGATATAAAAAAGACTATACTGATGCAAGATGAGTTATTTTATGAAGGTATGATCAGTGAGGTAGAGATATACTCCACTTATTGTCTAGAGAAGTTTAATGAATTTAAAGCAAAGGACAAGCAGTCCATTATGGACATTGAACAGAGACTTGACTACTCTATGTATGCTCCTAAAGGATTTGGTACTGGAGACTGTGTAATAGTAGGAGACAACAGAATAGAAGTAATAGACTTAAAGTTTGGTAAAGGGGTAGAAGTAGATCCTAAAGAAAACTCCCAGCTAATGCTTTATGGCCTGGGGGCCTTAGAGGCCTATGACTTCCTTTATGATATAGAAGAGGTAACCTTAACAGTGGCCCAGGTTAGGCTGCAGGGTATATCATCCTGGACTGTATCAGCTAAGGACTTAAGGGAATGGGGTAACATGGTAGTAAAGCCTAAAGCAAGACTTGCCTTTGATGGTAAGGGAGAAACTAATCCAGGAGACTGGTGTATGTTTTGTAAGTTTAAGGGTCAGTGTAAAGCTAGAGCTGATCATATGGCCAATATTTATAAACTCTACAAAGAACGAGATAAAGAAACTATAGCTCTTGAAGATCTAGCTTATATACTGGACCATGAAAAATTAATCCAGAACTGGCTAAAAGACATTAGTGAATATGCTCTAGGTTTAGGTCTGGCAGGTACTAAAATACCTGGCTATAAGGTAGTAGAAGGGAGGTCCAATAGAAAGATTACTGATGGAGATGGACTAGCCTCTGCCCTAATAGAAAAAGGATATAAGGCTGATGAGGTGTACAGGCCTCAAGAGATTAAAACTATCACAGCCCTGGAGAAACTAATAGGCAAGAAAGATTTTGAGACCTATAGTACTGGTTTTATAGAAAAGCCAGAAGGTAAGCCTACTTTAGTAAATGACACTGACAGGAGAAAGTCTATAGTCCAGACTCCAGAGGATGAGTTTGATTTTGAGTAAGGAGGAGTCATATGGTAGTAGAGGTAAATGTGGAGGGATATGTTTTTACTATAAAGCCAGATCCCACTACAAGAAATAAATATTACAGTGTTATGGTAAATCCATTTAAGGACTACAGAGACTCTAAGGTCCTGTATGGTGGCAGTTATGAAATAGTAGAAAGAAAAATAAAAAGACAATTAAAAAAATTTAAAGGAGAGATTATTAATGAGTAAAGCCATTAACGAAACTAAGGTGCTATTAACAAATGTGAGATTGAGCTATCCTAACCTGTTTGAGCCAAAGGGATTTGAAGGCCAGGAGCCTAAGTACTCTGCAAGTCTTATTATTTCTAAGGATGATAAGGCAGCACTAAAGGTAATTAAACAAGCTATTGAAAATGCAAAGGCTAAAGGTATTGAGGATGGTGTTTGGAAAGGTAATAAATTACCAGCTAACCTTAAGACTCCAGTAAGGGATGGAGATGAGGAGAGATCAGAGGATGATGTATATGCTAATGCATACTTTATTAATGCTAATAGTAAATATGCTCCAGCAGTTGTAGGTAAGACTAAGGACAGATCTACTGGCAGAGCAATAGAGCTAGGTGAGGATGATGTATATGCAGGCTGCTATGTGAATGTAACAGTTAATTTCTATGGCTACAGTGCTGCAGGTAATAATGGAATTGCTGCAGGATTGGGTAATGTACAGAAAGAGGCAGATGGAGAAAATCTAGGAGGTAGGAGCTCAGCTGAAAGTGATTTTGACTTTGAGGAAGTAGACTCAGATGATGACTTCTTATTATAATCAGATTGAAAGTATAAATATTGATATTGAGACTTTTAGCAGTGAGGACCTAATGAAAGTGGGAGTTTACAAATATGTAGACTCCCCAGATTTTAAGATATTACTGTTTGCCTATTCTATTAATGAGGGAGATGTCTCTGTGGTAGATATAGCCAATGGAGAAGAGATACCCTTAGAAGTATATAAGGCCCTGGAGGATCCTAACATTAAAAAGTATGCCTTTAATGCTCAGTTTGAGAGAGTCTGCCTAAATAAGTTTTATGGCATTAACTCTATTAACTGGACCTGTACTATGGTTAAGGCCTGGTACTGTGGTATAAATGGAGGCCTGGCCTCTGTGGGTGGTGCCCTAGGCCTATCAGATGAAGAGTTAAAACTTAAAGATGGTAAAAGATTAATAAATAAATTTAGTAAGCCTAATAAGAAAGTACAAGTTAATTTATTTGAAGATGAAGACTGGCAGCTATTTAAGGACTACAATAAACAGGATGTTATAGCAGAGTTGGCCATAAAAAAGAAGTTAGATAGGTTTGAAGTACCAGACTGGGAGATGGATCTATATGCCCTGGACCAAAAGATAAATGATAGAGGGATAAGACTAGACCTGGATATGGTATTAAATGCAATTAAGATAGATGAGGAATTAATAGAACTATCTACTCATAGATATAAAGAATTGACTGGGTTTGATAATCCTAACAGCATTAAAGATATTAAGGACTTTATAAAAGATAAAACAGATGTAGAAGTTACTAGCCTGGCTAAGGGGGTTATGGGAGACCTGCTCCATAGGTTTAGGGGTTTTCCAGAGATACTAGAAGTATTAAACATAAGGCAGAGGCTGTCTAAGACCTCCACTGCTAAGTATTACACTATGAGAGATACTATTATGTCAGATGGTAGGAGTAGGGGCCATATCCAGCACTATGGAGCCTCTAGGACTGGTAGGTGGGCTGGTAGATTAATACAGGTCCATAACCTACCTAGAAACTATATAAAGGATCTAGGGGTGGCCAGGAACATATTAAAATATGGAGATTATGAATTACTGGCCCTGGCCTATGAGGATGGCCCAGATATAATGTCCCAGTGTTTAAGGACAGCCATCATTCCAGCAGAGGGTAATAAGTTTGTAGTGTCTGACTTCTCAGCCATAGAGGCTAGAGTTATTGCCTGGTTTGCTGGAGAGGATTGGGTCTTAGATGTATTTAGAGGTACTGGTAAGATTTATGAGGCCACAGCCTCTAAGATGTTTAATGTACCTATGGAAAAGATAGATAAGGGCCTAAGAGATAAAGGTAAAGTTGCTACTCTGGCTCTAGGTTACCAGGGCTCTGTAGGTGCCTTAAAAGCAATGGGAGCTGATAGGATGGGCCTAGACGATAAAGGGATGCAAGACCTGGTAGATCTATGGAGGTCCAGTAATCAGAACATTGTTAATCTTTGGTATGAGACAGAGAAGAGAGTTAAAAAGACCATATCTAATAACTCAGTAGAGATATGGGCTGATGGCAGGCTTAAGTCTTTTATAAGAAGTGGCATACTATTTATTCAGTTACCTAGTGGCAGATGTCTCTCCTATGCTAAGCCAGGACTTAGGCCTCATGAGAAATTTGAAGGCAGAGACCAGATAATATTCCATGAAAGAAACTCTGCAGGATCTAGCTGGAGAGTGTCCAGTACCTATGGAGGGAAACTGGTAGAGAATATTGTACAAGCCACAGCCAGGGACCTGCTAGGATTTAGTTTACTTGACCTAGACAATAAAGGATATGACATAGTAATGCATGTACATGATGAGGTCATAGTAGAGATAGAAAAAGATAGATTTGAACTAGATAAGATAAATGAAATTATGGGGGCTGAAATAGAATGGGCTAAAGGCCTCCCTCTAAATGCAGAAGGCTTTGAGTGTGAATATTACCAGAAAGATTAGGAGGGCTGTCAATGACTGAATGGGAAGAGAAACGGGAAAAAGAGTGGGAAGAGAAAGAAGGTAAATTTTTAAATGATATAGTAGTTTGTAAATTACTCTTAGATACACTATTAACTGACTATGTAAGTCCTGGCACTAGCAGAAAGATTAATTCTGCTAAAGTAACAAGAGTAAGGCTAATGATCCATGACATACTGAAACAATATTAAGTGAGGTGGCTCATGTGAGAGGACCTTGCAAAAACTGTGATATGAGAGTTATAGGCTGCCATAGTACCTGCTCTGACTATATTGACTATAAGAATAAATTAGATGCTATCAATGAAGTTAAGAGAAGAGAGTGGGAGGTTATGGACTATAGTTTTGATAGAAAATTAGCAATGGGAGCAGGTAGAAAGATATAGGAGGTGATTTAATGGGCCATTATATGACTAAGGAAGGAGTCAGCATTATATGCAAGAACTGCCTCTACTGGGGTAGGGTTAAATATAGTAATGGGGTTATGGGTACTTGTGGCAATGCTAATCAGAAACAAAGAAATGTATTCTATTTTAATAGCTGTGTCCATTTCTGGCCAGATCATGAATACAGGAAGTGATAGAGTTGTTAGACTAGGAGGTGGTTAAGATTAAAATAGTTAAACCTGTACAGGTTGAGAATGACATTAAATTAAATATAGCAGTAGGCAATAGTAGGCACTCTTTAGAGTGGAAGAACATAGAAGTCTCCTGGTCTAAGCTGCTCTATAAACTCTCTACTACTGTTAGGACTGGAGAAACAATTAAAGAGTATTTTGCTATGAGTAAATCTAAGCAGTCAGAGGTTAAGGATGTAGGGGGTTTTGTAGGTGGTACTCTTAAGAGTGGCAGGAGAAAAGCAGAGAATTTAGCTTATAGATCCGTATTAACTTTAGACATGGACTTTATTAATACCTCAGTAGATGATGTGTGGGATGCCATTACTATGTTTTTTGGTAATGAGTTGTGTATCTATACTACCCACTCCCATTTACCAGACAAGCCTAGAGTCAGATTAGTAGTACCACTTAATAGGGCAGTGCTGCCAGATGAGTACCAGGCCATAGCCAGGAGAGTGGCAGCAGATATAGGTATAGATATGTTTGATGATACTACCTATACTCCTATTAGGCTGATGTACTGGCCTAGTACAGCTAAGGATGGAGAGTATATATTTAGGCATCAGACAGGACATTTACTAGATGCTGATGAGGTGTTAGGGTCCTACTTTGACTGGACTGATATTAAAGAGTGGCCAACAAGCAGTAGGGAAGACAATATCATTTTAAACAAGGCCAGGAGGCAAGAGGACCCATACGAGAAAAAAGGTTTTATAGGTGCATTTTGTAGGACCTACTCTATAAGTGAAGTAATAGAGAAGTACCTATCAGATGTATATACAGAGACTGGCCATGAAGGTAGATACACTTATAAGGATGGCTCCACAGTAGGAGGCCTGGTGGTGTATGAGGATAAATTTGCATATAGCCATCATGGTACAGATCCAATATCAGAGCAGTTATGTAATGCCTTTGACCTGGTAAGGATCCATAAGTTTGGTCTATTAGATGATAGTGAGGAAGTTAAAGAAGGTACTCCTATTAATAGGATGCCATCATTTACTAAGATGGTAGACCTGGCCTCAGTGGATGATAAGGTAAAAGTAACTCTAGGCAGGGAAAGA